GCGCATCGAAGAAGAAGAGAATAGAGCTGGTAAAAAAGACACCGACATACCAATGTTGGCTTTTATGTATTTAGCTAATGTGCAATTCGATGAAATATCCAATTTGTACAGACAGTATGTGAATTCAAAAGCATCATATCAAAGCGGTATTTTAAATGAAACCCTTCAAGATTTGAGGACTTCTATTCAAGCTAAAAAGCTTTTAAAGCCATCTCAAGAAAAAACAGAACTTATAATATCTAAAGTGAATCAATTAACTGCATTGATTCATAGAAACTACAAATCGAAAGACGAACAAGAAGATGTCGATATTGATAATGCGGATCAAGACGACAAAGTTTATGAAGATGACAAAATCGCAGTTTTCATAGCAGACAGCAAGAAAAAATGCATATTATACGGTGATCAAAATCTATGCATATCTGTGCGTCCCGGAGCAGGATTGAATTATTACTGGAGATACAGAATGGGAAGAATGCGCGATGACAAGCAAGGAATGACCACATATTTCGTATTCTGGAAAGATAAATCGAATAAAATATTAGTAGACGCTCTTGGAAATGAAGACGGAACATCCGGTGAATATTCTTGGAATCCGATCAGCACAAATACGGATTCAGATATAGCACAAGACGCATTAATTAGAAAATTTCCAGAATTACAACCAGCATTCGATTCAGGAGTTTTTAAATTTATACCATATGGGCAAAATGAAGCTCGATTTGCGGACATTGATGAAAATATAAAATCCATATTGGATAATAGATTAAAATCACTTGAAGATTATGACATGTTTATTGAAAGTGGTAAAGATGTAACTGAATCAGAATGGGAAAGTCTGAATCCTAGATTAGCATCTATTTTGTTTAAAAAATATGTGGGGATGTATCCATCCAATATTCCCATGAAAATTTTCGATAAATTTATTACAAAAGGAACTGATATTAAATGGTTTGAAGAAAAAATAGCCCCTCGAAATACAAGTCTCGCATTGCAATATTATCTACATAGAAATGGTAGTCTTAAAATAAATGAAAATTTCAAAAAAGAAATATTAGATGTTCTTAAAACAGAAATAGAAAAAGCAGAAAAATTTAAAAATCTATTTATTATAACGGATAATAAAATAGATTATGGTGAAGTCAATGTGCCTGACGAGTTGCATGTGTTACCAGATTTTAGTAATATAACTATAACTGGAAATTTCAGTTGTTTCGACACCAAAATAACCTCTTTAAAAGGCTCTCCTAAAGTGGTTGGTGGAAATTTTAATTGTTTCGACACCAAAATAACCTCTTTAAAAGGCGCTCCTAAAGTGGTTGGTGGAAATTTTAATTGCAGCGTCACCAAAATAACATCTCTAGAAGGCGCTCCTAAAGTGGTTGGTGGAAATTTTAATTGTTGCGACAGCAAAATAACCTCTCTAGAAGGCGCTCCTGAAAAGGTCGGTAAGAATTTTAGTTGCATCAACACCAAAATAACCTCTTTAAAAGGCTCTCCTAAAGAGGTTGGTGGAGATTTTAATTGCAGCGGCACCAAAATAACATCTCTAGAAGGCGCTCCTAAAGTGGTTGGTGGAAATTTTACTTGCAGCAACACCGAAATAACCTCTCTAGAAGGCGCTCCTAAAGTAGTAGGTGGAAATTTTACTTGCAGTGGCACCAATATAACCTCTCTAGAAGGCGCTCCTAAAGTGGTCGGTGAGAATTTTACTTGTAACTACACCGAACTAACCTCTCTAAAAGGCGCTCCTAAATTGGTTGGTTTTCATTTTAGTTGCACCGGCACCAAAATAACCTCTCTAGAAGGCGCTCCTAAAGAGATTGGTGGGTATTTTTATTCTGATATTGAAAGAAAAGGAATAATCCAAGGCTCAAAAAAGGTCCGTGATAGAGCGCAACATATCGCACTGCAATATTTAAATAAAATTAGAAATGCAGTGTCATCAAAAGAGCAAAATGCATCGATCTCTGAAAATTATAAATCCAGTGAATACTCAACCTTCAATTCATTGCTTGAATCATTTCAACTATTAAATGATGCTGTCGATGTGTCCAAGTTGGAACAAGTAACAATATCCAAAATATCGAGAGATATGGCAAATTTGGAAAGAAGATATTTTCCGTCTCATCTTTCTCAAGATTTTGATGATATTGAAAGTGATGCCGCTTCTGCTGGATTCACAGGATATGGAATTTTCGATGATGACAAAGTAAAAGGATACATATACGGATATTCTATAAGTGAAGACGAATACGAAGATCTGGAATACATAGATTTCAGCAAAGTTGATTTTTACAATGATGCATTGAAAACTAAACTACTGGCAAACGATGATTATTCAGAAACATTCAAGCGAATTTTCACTCCAAGAAACACGCTGTATGTGTCTAATTTGGTTGTTGACTCAACTCACAGAAGACACACATATAAATTGATAAATGAGATGTTGAATGAATTGAGACAAAATGGATATAAATACATCGCATTTGATGCATTGTCAGACACCGTGAATTTATTCATGGATAAATCCGGTAATATAAAAGCAGATAGATTGAAAAAGTCTGGATTAACTCCATTGTTGTCCTTTACTACCAGTTATTCTAGAATGTCCCTGTTTTCGATATAAATACTTTTAAGTATGGAAGAAATTCGACAAAGCCCGTTAAACCAAGCAGCGAAGGACAAGTTTTTACTTGTTTTTGATGTTCCTCCTATTTTAAAGGAGTTTTCTTCCAGATCGGTGCGTAATAATAAAACAATCATACCAGATACAGTGCAGTTTACGATATGGGGAACTGCGGTTCCTGATATAACTGTTCCCGGAACAGAAGTTCGCTATGCTGGATCTACATTATATGTGTCATCCCACAACAAAGCGAGTTACCCGCCAGTGGAAGTTAATTTTGCTGTGGACAGCATGTATAATAACTATTGGACAATATATCAATGGTTGAACTTGCTGCACGATGAAAAGACAGGGGAATACAACGCTAGAAAAGAATTTGTTGACGCTAATTTCAACGATTACCAGACAGATCTGACAATTTATGGATTGGATGAATACGGTAAAAAGCGTGTAAAATTTACTTATAAAAAGGCATTTCCCACAACTCTAAAGGGACTCAACTACGATTATCAACCATCTGGAGATATGCGACTGGTTTCGGGATTTGTGTTTATCTACAGTCAAATGCATATTGAGCTTTTGAATTCATGATATAAGAATTTAAAAAATGCCAAATTTAAATTTTCTTGCTGATAAAGATTAAATAGATTTATGGCAAGAAGAACTCTAAATAGCCCCGGTGTAGAAATTTTCGAGAGAGATTTGTCTCTTAGAATTCCTCAGAATATCGGAACCAACGTTTTTGTAACCGGATTCACGAATCAAGGACCAACAGATGAAGTTTTAAAAGTAACAACTCGCGATGAATTGGAACAAATCTACGGTGTTCCAACAAACAGTTCAGAGCGTTATTTCTACTACACAGTCAGAGAACTTTTAAATTCTCCAGCAAACATTTACACTTTCAGACTTCCATATGGTGAAAATACCGGTGATGGATTCGGAAGTCAATACTCTGCATTGGTTTATCCAGTTAGAAACTACACAAATGCTGCACTTTCAACAAATCTCGATGTCGCTTCCGGTTCTTACTTCTTAGGTGAACCTGTTCACTTCAATTTAAATGAAACTCAATACAGACAAGCTCTTGAAGGAAGTCTGTTTGACTGGTCTACCACAAGCTCTGATATATCAGGACTATCCGCATTAAATGCACTCGGTGGTGCTGGTGTTATTGTTCTAAACAAAGCACAAACCACAATCAATGGACAGTTTGAAGGTTACTATTTAGGTATTGCAGACAATACCAATATCAACCCTGCTACAAACTATGATGCCATCTTGAGTTTAAAAACTATATCAACAAGCGCTAATATAATTACAGGAACCAATTATACAAATGTTCCAAAAGGCACTCTTCAATTCAAGCTATCATCAACTTCATCAGACGGTGCTAACAGCATCTCGGAAATCATGGAGAACCTCACCGATTACAACATCGATGACGCTCAAGATGATGACCTGTTGAATGTTGGTGTGTTCAAGATTCGTAAGAGCCTTTATGCTAATGAGTCCTTCAAACTTGATTTCGTTCTCGATGATGCAATCGTAGGATCTATTGATACATTCAGAACCCAACTCAACCCAAGAGGTGGTCCAGCAGTTCCATTCTTCTTGGAATCTGTTGACAATAACAGCAGAAACATTGAAATCTTGGTTAACCCATACATTTCAAATAAGTATCGTGAAAGCAGCCTGAACTCATCAGGTATTCCACAGAAGAAGATCAGAGTTCTCACCAATGGAATAATCAGCAACTACAGTAATATCTCATCGAGTGTTGGAATTCCGCTGAGCAGCTTGCAATCTCTATCAGGTGTTATTGGATATGCTGATAACCTGTATCCACTTGGCGCATTCAGCGACACTGTTATCCAGCAAAAGATTGTTGGTAACATCCCAACCAAGATAAATCGCGCTCTTGAAACAATCAAGAACGACGAAGTATACGACATCGATGTTGTTGTCGAAGGTGGTCTTGGTACGATCTTCGCAATGGCATGTGCCGCAGGTACAGCATACTACGATGATACATTGTACTCCAGCACATTAAACAGTAAGCTATCAAGCCTGAGAACATCAAACGATATCTTTAACATATCTGCTGCGACCGATATCAGAGGCAACTACAGTGCGATATTCAATCAATTTGAAAACTTCTGTAACTTACCAAGTAACACTGGTGGTCGCGGAGATTGCATGTTCATTGCTGACATCCTTCGCCACATCGTGGTGACTGGTAGAAACACAAAGATTCTTTCTGACAAAACCAAAAACTTCCAACAAGATGTTTACTGGCCAATCAGACACCAATTTGAACTTGAAAACACTTCATATGCAGCTGTGTATGGAAACTGGGTACAAGTTTATGAAGAATTCTCAGGTGAGAAGATCTGGGTTCCATTCTCTGGATACGCAGCAGCTACTTACGCAAGAACAGATGCCAATGACTTCCCTTGGATCGCTCCAGCAGGATTCAACCGTGGACTACTAACAACATCAGCTCTTGATATTGCAGTCAATCCTAATCAGAAGCAACGCGATGAGTTCTACAAAACCAATATCAATCCAGTATCATTCAGCGCAAGCGATGGTATGGTTATCATTGGTCAGAAGACACTCAGCCGTAAACCAAGTGCATTCGACAGAATCAATGTTCGTAGATTGTTCTTGGCATTGGAAAGACCAACCAAGAAGGTATCCAAATACTTCTTGTTCGAACCGAACACAGAGTTTACAAGAACCAGATACATCAACACTCTAACTCCGCTGTTTGAATTTGCTAAACAAAATGAAGGTTTATACGATTACCTTATCGTAGTAGATGAAAGAAACAACACTCCTGAAGTTATCGATAACAACGAACTCAGAGCGGATATCTTCATCAAACCAGTGAGAGCAGCAGAATTCATCCTTGTTCAGTTCACAGCAACGCGCACAGACGCTTCCTTTCAAGAACTTATCTAAAAATTAAAACCGGGGTAGTAAATGCTACCCCGGTTTAACTAAATAAATATATGCCAGCAAATATTCAAACTTTCTTCACCCAAGCTGCTCAAAAGCAATTCGCTAGAGATTTCTTGTTCAGAGTTAAACAAATTTCGTTTCCCGGTTTAAATTTAAATGGAGAGACTGATCTCGTTTATGCTAGAACTGGTAGCTTGCCAACCCGCACCATTGAAAACAAAACCGTCAATTACGCTGGTCAAGTTTTCAACTTAGGAGGTCGCGCAACATATGGCAGTGCTGAAGGATACAGCATTGAATTCTATTGCGATCAAGCTCTTGATCTCAGAACAAAGTTAGAGAAAGCTTCCCGTGTAGCATTCAACAACGAAGATACCACTGCAAATATGTGTATGCCGGGTCCAGAAAGCACAATCACATTGGATTTGCTTGCGATTCCTTGCACCAGAGATATCAACGCAACCAGTGGTAATCCACTGGAAGTCATCAAGACGATCAAATTGATCGGTGTTGGTATCAGAGATATTGGAAACATTGATTATGCAATTGCAGATGGTAGTGGTGAGATCAAGACATTTACGTCAACATTCTCATATCACTTCTACGAAGACTTTTCTAAGTGATATAATCGAATAGCTCATTAAATATTTGATATGGGCATTCAGATTAACGATTTCTTAAACGCATTCAGCAAGGAGGCTAAGTTTTGTCTTAGCCTCCCTGTTTTTTGGTCGGTGAGCATAGATGGCGTCAGCACAGGCTCTATAAACTCTGTATTGCAATCTGCTCAGGAAAAATGGAGAGCAACTACAAGTCCTGAAGAGATGACTAGAAACGGCAATATATTAGTTGCGCAAGATGTCGGATTACCTGATGAACAAGCTGTATTTGGGATTGCTAGTATGAATACTGCTGGCGGATTTCTACCATCTTATGTCATGAATAACCGAAATGATTTCTTGAGTAGACAATTATCAGTTAACATACTGGAAACTAATGAAGATCTCGAACAAAATTATTTCAGACCTTGGATGATCGCAGTTGGAATCAAGGGACTAGTTGAAAATGGTCCGAATTTAAAAGGAACGATGGTTATAAAGCAATATGATAACCAAGGAAACTTAAGAAAGGGCTTTAAATTTAATAAAGTTTTTCCAAAAAGTGTGGAAGGGTATACTCTCAATTATCAAAATACAGATTTTAAAGTTAAATCTGTGACATTTGCTTGTCAAAATTACGAAAAATTGTAATTATGTAAATGAGATTATCATTTGAAAAAATTAAAGAAATTTCGGAATGGCTAGATACCAATCAAGAAATCAAATTCTGTCATTTCCTCAATAGTTTTGACGGTGAAAATGTTTATCAAAAATTTAAAAACATTTTAATAAAATGGGAATATCATGTAAATGATTTTTTGACATTTACAATTGACGGATCTCAAATCAAAATACCAATGTATTACATACTTCAGGAATTAACTGATGATATTGAGACTCCAAAAGTATTTGTAAATAATATATTTTCATTTGAACTGCAAGTTCCTAAAACATTTCAAATGGGCGTTGATCATATTCCTATATACGATTTAATATCTTCGATCAGTATTGAAGATGTTCATCTAGATTTTAAAAATCTTGATAGGGAAAATAAACAAGCGATTATTGATAAATTGCCAGCCAATTTATTTTCTAAAGTTTTAGAAGGATTGATCAATGATAGTTCTAAAATATTCAAATTGAACAATGAATCTTTATCAAAATTCAAAATCAATTTTTATACCAATGATCCAATGTTATTTTTAAAAAACTTATTTTCTAATTATAGCAAGGAATATTTTCAAGATATCATATTTTACCTATCTAAACGGATGAGTTGTGATGCCATTTTGTATTCCGATATCAAAGATATTGATTTTTATGTTAAAAAGTATAATGAGGAGACTGAACAGCAAAAAAATACAATGCCATCACTTGATTTTTGATTTAAATTTGTAAATACCTCATATGGAAGATAATATCAAAAATTTCTTAGATAAGGTTGATCAGTTAAAGTCAGATAATCTAAGGGTCAATGCAATCTCAAAAAACTCTGAAATAGATTGCGAATCCCTCACTTTCAAGCAACAAAAAGATATAATCTCAACTATAACTGAAGGTATAACTGGTCCTTTGAAATTTCAAAAAAATTTAAATGACATCATTGTAGAGAATACCAAAGATAAGGAACTTAAAGTTGTAGATAAACTTCTTATTATATTACAACTTCGTAAAGATAGTGTAGGAACTGTTGTTAAGTTAAAAAATAACAAATATGATGTTTTAAATGATATTATCGAGAAGGCAAAAAAACTGTCTCCGAAACTCTCCAAATCTATTAAAGGTGCAATTTCAATCGAGCTTGAAGTTCCTACATTAATTTCAGAAAGCCAAGTTATAAACAGCTGCATTGATAGTGTTAAAAAAGATTCTGAAAAAGAAGTTGGAAAGAGTCTCAGTGACATATACACATTTGAAATTGTAAAATACATTAAAACAGTATCTATAAAAGATGATGTTTTAAATTTCCAAGACTTATCGGTTAGAGATCGTGTTAAAATTGTAAACAACCTACCATTATCTGTTAATAAACAGATTGTGGACTTTATTCAAGATATAAAACAAGCAGAACTTGATGCATTGTCGTTCGATACAGAAAGTGGAGAAAGTACATTAGAAATTGATGTTTCTTTCTTTGATTCTTGATTAAATAATTTATGTGGATAGTTTAGTTGATATTATACCAGCTCTGAAAAGGGTTCTTGACAATCTTGAAAAAATACAAGATGAAAAAGGTGTGCCGAAAAGTAAAGAGATTGTTAATAAAAATATAACTAATTCTTCTTTAAATAAAGAAAATACTGCCGACTTATCTGGACAAGAAATTAAAAAGTTAAGATCGGTATTTACAATATTCAGCGAAGTTTTCTTTGAATATCAAAAGAAATTTGCGGTTGACACTAAACCAAAAACTCTGATATCAACAGTTGCTAAACCAATTGAAAAACAAAAGGAAATAGCATCTTCACAAAAATCTACAGATGGCGGCCTTGGGTTTTTAATGTCTTTATTAATACCACTTGGTGGTTTGATAGCATCTGCTATATCCTTAATCAGTGGATTTTTCACAACAGGATTAATGGGAGATGTTCAAAAAGTTCTTGGAAAAATTGAACTTGGAACTTTTTTAAAGAAAATTGGTAAGAGCTTTGTTAAGATCAGTTTAAAACTCCTTAAACGACTGCCATATATTGGTGGGATAATCAGTTTATTTGACGCATATAAAGCATTTCAAGAAGGAAAGCTGGCAAAGGGATTTCTAGAATTAATCCGTGGATTAGTAAATTTCATTCCCGGTGTTGGGTTTATATTATCAATCGGTGTTGATATTCTAATTGGATTCTTAGAGGCAAAAGGCTCATTTAACGAGGGCGGTTCTCTCAGCAATGGAAATGCTATGACCACTATTCAAGGATGGATGGGAGCGGCTGGTAAATTCATCAAAGACAATGCTTTAAATATTCCTATTATAGCAACATTTACCAGATTTGGTATGGCATGGGATGCATTCAGTGCTGGAAATTGGGGAGAAGGTTTTAAACAAATATTCTATGGTATAATCTCTATCGCAGGTGGTGGAGAATATATTGTGAATGGTGTAGAATGGCTAGTATCAGTTTTCCAAGGTGCTAGAGAGACACCAGCGCAGCAATTGACCGGTAATGTGATTGAAACCATTAAAGGCTGGGTAGCATCTGCTGGCAAGTTCATATCTGATAATGCATTATATCTTCCTATTATAGGGGGTATACAGCGCTTCGGTATGGCGTGGGATAGCTTTTCAAACGGTGACTTGGGCGAAGGGTTTAAACAATTAGCTTTAGGTATTATAACATTCATCGGAGGTGGTCCAATCGTAGCAGGATTTGAGTTTTTACATGGTTGGCTTTTTGGAGAAAAAGAAGAAGATAAAAACACATTCAATTCAAAGACTGGAGTAATGTCTCGTTTAAAAAATTGGATCAAATCAAAATTAGAAAATCTACCAATGTTTTTAAGAAAACCTTTGGAGTGGCTTGGAATATTGGAAGAAACTGATGATAATAAAGTGGCCAACGAAATGTCAAACGCTGGTAAAGGTGGTGAAAATTCAATTGAAGAGAAGAGTGGTGGATTTTTTAGCTCTATTGCAGATTCTATTGGAAATACATTAAACAGTGTTGGCGATATGGCTAGTGATATATGGGGCGGTCTTACAAATATAGCAAAAAATGCATTTGATAAGGTATCAACAACATTTAATAATTTGTATGATGGGTTAGTTTCATTTTTAAGCACAGCATTTGATGCAGCCACATCATTTGCTGCTGGATTGCTTGTAAAAATAAAAAATGCATCGACATCTAATACTTTAAAAACAGCCGCACAAACACTTCGTGGAGTTTATGAACAGGTTCTTGGAGAAGAACCCAGTAATAATGCATCCAATTCTAAAAATGGAGGAAGTGAGACTTTAGAAATTATAAAACAAGTTTCATTAACCCAAGCAAAATTATTAACCATGTTGGTTAATAATAGCGCAGCATCTTTAGCAGAGCTTAAACGCATGAATGGTTCTAGATCAGCATCATCTTCGCCAATTGTGATACCAATGCCAGAAAGTAGTGGGACATCTCAAAATGAATCTATGCAATTTGGAAATAATAGAGCGGGATATGCAAATAGCGTATACACACTTTGATATTAAATAACTGTGTGGCTAAAATTAATATAGTAAAAGATTACGACTGGACTGCGATCCCTAGAGGTGCATCTTTGCGATCTGAAGCACCTAAAGTATTAGTGCGTTCGTATAAAGTTAAATCTAATTTACTTTTAAATAGGCTGAAGAGTTATATTCAAGTTGGATCATCGCAAGATTCTAAACAATTCTACGAAAGTTTATATTCAGATGCCACTGAACCAGAGGATGATTTCTATTTTCCATATTTTGAGAATGCGGCTAGAAGTATATCAAATTCATGGGGAGATACATTCCAAAATGGATATGGAGGAGCCAGTGTGGGCGCTGGTATTGATGCAATTGCTAGAAAATACATTGGTACTCTAGCAGAACTTAAAACACTAGCCCCAAATGAAGATGCATTTAACGAAGCATCTGCCATCGTATCTAGTGAAAATACTAAAGTTCCTGACAAAATAAAAGGTGTCATGTCCGCGCTAAGCAAAGGATCATCGCCGGGGTCATATATTGAATCTCCAAAATTTTATGATTATTTATCGGCTCAAGAAGGCGCACTTAGAGTCACATTTACATTATCAAACACTATAAATTCCGATTTTGATAAAAACTATAAACTGGTTAAGAAATTAATTGAAATTAATAAACCCAAACGAAACGACGCAATTTCAGTAGATCCTCCAAGAATTTACAGAGTGAAGCTTTATGGATATAGATATATGCCATGGGCATATGTAAATAGTTTAGATATAGAAATGTTGGGAACCAAACGCATGATAAATGGTAATATCATACCAGAAGCTTACAATATAAGCATAGGATTCCAGCCACTCACAATTGAAGTATCAAACTTCTTAGATCAAGCATAATATGATAGACATCGGAGAATATAGAAATCAGATAACATCTTTAAGCGCTCTCGACATCACAGATTACGAGAGAATCTTTAAGGTGTTTAAATTGTCATTGGATGACAAGGAATTTTATACATACAATACTCTCAAAAAAATTGAATTTCCAGAACTGGACAGTGCATATATTGAGTACTATGATGTGCTATCAAGAACTGCATTAACAACAGTTTCATATAGAATTTACGAAGATATTAAAAGTTGGTGGATATTATATCTATTGAACAAGGATAAATTCAACGGTGCGCCATTTTATGTGGAAGGTGGAACCCAACTAGCATATATCAAACCATCAATTCGAGGTTTGCTATACCTAGACATAACAAATGCTACAGTATTCGGTGGAAGACATTTCTAATGGCACAAGTATATAAAATAAACGATATCGAGTATGAATGTGAATTCAAATTGACCAATGCAGACGGTCAAGAAATCGAATTCACAAAATCTGCTATTCGTGGTATGACTATCATTTCAAATATATTCGATCCTTTTGAGAGAGGGACTGTCTCAATAGCGAACCCATACGATTTCATTGAAAATGAATACTTATTGCGCGGAGACGGTCGTGATGAATTCAAGATTATGTTCCGAGTCAAAGATCAACCGGAAAATAAAAAGTACGAGAATACATTTATCATAACAGATGATCAGAATGCTGGTAATATAGAAACAAGAGCTGAGAATATAAAAACTTATAATCTGGTTGATAAAAAACTTTTACCATTCTTAGAAGAAATACCGTATGGAAAAATTTTCACTGGTAAAATTGGAGATATCTTGAAAAATATATTTAAAGATCTCTTGGGGGATGATGCTGTCAATGAAGAAGAGTGGGAGTCTGGAGATTTTGATATTGTATATTTCCCGAATGTAAGCTGGAGATATATTGACTTTATAAATGAAATGCTGCATTATTTTTATGCCAAGGATGGTGACATTCATGTCAAAGCATTTTTGAATTATAATCATGAAATTGAAAAGTTTGAATTTCCTTTGATATCCAACATTTTCAAAGATAATAAGAAGAATGTAATGGATGCATTTTCAATAGGTGATCTAACAAACAAATTCGAAACTGAAAATGAAAACAATCCACCGCCAGATGCGGAAACAGGAGAATATACGGGAGGTAATAGGAATTTATCTTATTCAACCCCTGCGCATGATATCACCAATAATTTTTTCATAAATAGATTGGTTCATGGATACGATCATGTTCTAGGAGAGATGCTTATCAAAAAGATAGATATCAAGGACATCAAAGACAAGTGGGCTAAAAAGTTTGTGGATGTCTTCTCATCAATCGGTGGAAAGCCCAAACCATTCATTGTTCTCAACAAGACCGCTCCTAAAAAGTTCAAGCATTTTAGACTACCTTATCCTCTTGAAAATAACATAGGGATTGTAGAATCAGAGATGAACATGAGTTTAATTTTTTATAATCTCCAATCATATTTCAGTAATATAGGAGATTCATTCAGACAGGCTGGAAAATTTGTAGACATATACAAGCCCAAAAAACAAAAACTAAAGAGTGATGAAAAATTGCTAGGACGATGGTTTGTAACGGAAGTTCGTCATGTATTCTTCGGTGATCTGTACAGAAATGAGTTTTTCTGTACAAAGACTTATGTTGGAACAACTAGTAAAATTGATAATGAAGTAGATTGATATGAAATTCACACAAAAACAAATAGACGAAGGTGTAAAGGATCTTGTCATGGCATTGCTTGCAACTGCTGCGTCAGGTGTCGGATTAAAATACTCTTATGATCAGTTTAATGCGAGTAGAGAACCAATCGAGGTTAAAGTGCAAGCAGTTAAACAAGCTAAGGAAATATCAGATGATCCTCAGTTTGATAAAACAATGGATGCTTTGTTGAAAAAGTATAAAAGTGCGGAACCTGAGAAGAAACCCGAGAAAGCTATCTTAGTTAAGCCAAACAAGCGATACGA